GGCGGCGGTGGCGAGGTTGATCTTTCCGGCCAGCTCGCGCTGGTGCGTGGCCAGCTTGACGGTGTCCATGCCGGTGGCGTTGAGTTCGGTGCGCAGGCGCTGCTGCTTTTCCAGCAGGGTGGTGTAGCGGCCTTTGAGGTTGGATGCCTCGGCCTGCGCCTGTTTGAGCGCGCGGGCCATATCCTTGGTGGGGGCAGGCAGCAGGGCGATTTCCTGCTTGAGGGATTTGATGCGGTCCGTCGCGCCCTTCATGCCGTTTTTGACGATGGCCAGGTCTTTGTCGAGCTTGCGGAAGCCATCGATGCGTTTCTGCGCCTCGTTGAGCGACTTCAGCTCGTCCTTGGCGGCCTTGAGGGCTTTGGCGGTTGTGCTGCTGCCTTTGGTGATGTTCTTGAGCGGGCCGGTGACTTTTTCCACCAGGCCCATCAAGACTTCGAGTTTGAGTTTGTCCGCGCTCATCGCTTAATCCTCGGATCCGCTGCGCTTGCGCGCCTCTTCGCGCCACATGGCAAGGTCTTCGAGGCTCATGCCGTCCATCGCCTGGGGCGGCCAGTGGAAAACGGCGGCGATGTCCCCCATGGCGCTCTCGACCCGGTCTGGCAGGGCTAGTCCGCCTGCAGGCCGGCCTCCGCCAGCGCAGCCTTCGGCAGCAAAAAACCCGCCACCGCACCTCCGATCTGCACCAGGTCGGCAGGGTCCATGCGCGCGACTTCGGCTTCGGTGAGCGCCGGCTCGCTGATGCGCGGGATGACTTTGGTGAGGGCGGACACGTCCATCTGCAGCAGGTCGGTGAGGGTGACGCCGCGCAGCTCGCCGGCAGAGGGCTTGCGCAGAGCGATCTCGGTGAGGTCGTTGTCGCCGCGCTTGATGGGGGTGTCGAGGGGGATGGTTTTGGTCATGGTGACTCCTGAGAAAAGCATTCAAAAAGTATTCAAAAAGTATTCAATAAACCGTGATCTGCCGCTCGACTTCCACCGTGCAGCCCTCGCCGGCCATGCGCCGGGCCAGCAGGCCGGTCTCGATCGCCAGGCGCTTGCCCAGCGCCATCGCGGCGTCGGTGTGGCCCAGCGCGGCGCCTGGCGGCGGGCGCACGGTGACATCGAGCTGGAGGTGGATGATGCGGCCGTCGAGGGTGGTGGTGCGAGCGTTCATGCCCGCACCGGCAACTCGGCAATCAGCTCATCAACGGTTGGTTCGGTGCGCGTTCCGGCCTGCACCAGCGCAAGCTGCGTGTAGCAGTATTCCCACACCGTCCCGCGCCAGGCCGTAAACGACTGCCCTTCGACCTGAAACGGGTTGGCGTAGCCGGCATACGAGCAGGCCGACAGGACGTTGTCGTAGCCCGCCGCCTGCGCGCCTGCATCAAGGTGCGCTTGCACGGCTTTTTCATACCCTCTGGCCTTGTCGGCAAACAGGCCCGCGGCCAGATCGAACGTGGCGGCGAAGGCCTCGGCTGCGGCTTCCTGCTCGGCTGTGCCTTCGACGTGGATGCTGTTGTCAACGAGTACTGGATTGCAACCCAATGCAGCAAGCCCGATTAGGAAAGCGGAAGAGGCATGTTGCCCCGGCACGTTGAGGTTTTTCATTTATTGACCTTTCCACTTTACATAGCAGGAGATGCCTTTGTATAAAGAAGCGGCGATCTTCTCCCCGGCGGCCAACACTATCGGCGTAGCGGCATCAAAATCCAGTGTGGTTGATGTATATGCGGCGGTGCTCACTAAGGCTGCGCCATCATTCCCGACAACCCCCGGAATCGGGCCTGCCGACAACATCGCTTGTGCCTTTGTTCCGGTTGGTTGAAAAGGGGCTTTCAGGAACACCATGAACTGACTGGGCACGGCCAGGTTTAGCCCGGTGGCGACTACGACCTTCCCGTTGAAATTGTCCGCGAGCGGCGTCGTGCCGGTCAGCAGGTTCTCTGCGACTTTAAGGCCGGTTGCGGCCGTATTGTCCTGCGCCAGTGAGCACACGTTGTAGCGCAGCGTTTTCGAGGCCCCCGCGCCTGTACAGCCCTGCGTATAAAAACCAATTTCTGTCACGATGCCGGCTTTGGGCAGAAGAAATCCCGTACCGATCGCGCTGATTTCGTGCAAAGGAACCTGTTTCGTCAAATCCGGATCGCCAGCGATTGGTGAGCAATAGGCTTGGGGCGTACTGGGGAAGGCGTACACCATTGCGAGAGGGAGGTGGCTGCCATTCGGCCTCGCCAGTCCGATGGCGTTGCCGTTGCCGTCGGTGGCGACCCTCGGTACTCCCAGCGCCAGTATTGCCTCGATCAGTCGGCCCAGGCTCATTGCTTCACCCACACAGAAGTGTCCGTCAGCTTGCCGGCGGTCCAGGTCCAGGTCTGCCGCCAGGTGTTGGTGCCGTCGCTTACCTCGATGTAGTTCAGCGAGCCGTCTGGGTTGTAGTTGTAGCTGTGCGCCCAGGATTCGAGGTCGAGGGGCGTGCCGTCGGATCCGTGGGGCCTGGTGTGATCAGCGTTGAGAGGGGTTTTTCGCATGTCCTATCTCCTCGGGCCACCCAGGGTGGCTGTCAGCCCGATGTTTCTTCCTCCCGGTGCCGTGGCCACCTACCGGGCAGTCTCTCGCTCGCGTGTATCCGTTACGACAGGCCAATGGCCTTGCGCTGATCTGCCAGCATGTCGACGCCGTTGACGATCTCGACCATGTTGAGCAGGTCGATCTCGATCACCGCGTCGCCGTCGATGCTGAGCTTGTAGTAGCTGAGCGCGCTCTTGACCACGAGCTTGCCGCGGTCGCCGGCCTTGCTGTCGCCGGTGTCGATTTCGCTGTGGCGGCCGCGCACGACGACTTCGACGGCCTGGACTTCGGCGGTGTCGTCGCGCTGGTAGGCGCCGGCGAAGCGCAGCATGACGCCGTCTACCTTGGTGGCGGCGTACTGCTCGAACACCTGGCGCATGATGCCGCCGCAGGTGAATTCGATCTCGAGCTTTTCCTGGCCGAGGTCGACGCTGACGGGGCCGTTCATGCCGCCGCCGCGGAACTCGTCCATCTTGCGGGTGAGCTTGGGCAGTTTGACCTCTTCGGCGAGGCCCATGTAGCTGCGGCCGTCGTTGAAGAGGTTGAAGTTTTTGAGAGTGCTTGGCAGGGCCATGTCGTTCTCCTGGGTATGTTGAAGTTAAGCGTCAAGCCCCGATGGCGGCGGCGAAGTCGGCCAGGTAGCGGTCGGTGATCTTCTGGGTGAAGAGCAGGTTCTCCAGCGGCGGCACCGGCGTGTAGTCGTAGTCGATGTACAGCTTGCCGTCCTTGAGCGTGACGGGGCTGTTGGCGTCCGGGTTGTACCAGGCCTTGCCGTCGATGATGTAGCCCAGGGCCTTGAGCTCGCGGAACTTGGCGTTGATGCCTTCGATGATGTCGCGCGCCAGGCTGGGGTTGAGCGGCTTGTCCACGGCCCACAGGTGCGCCTCGGCCATGGTGTCGGCCAGCACTTGCGCGGTGCGGGTGTAGTTCTCGAAGGCGAACAGCGGGTCGGCCGAACAGGTGCGCGAGCCCCAGAAGCGGAAGCCGCCCTCGCGGATGAGGGTGGTGACTTCGTTGCTGTTGAGGTAGCCGGCGTCGGTGGCCGGGTCCTGCAGATCCCAGAACACGTCCTTGCTGATGCCGGTGACGCCGTTGATCACCATGTTGGACAGGGTCTTGTGCCAGCCGATCTGCTCGTCGAGCTTGGCGCGCAGGCCGACGGCCTTGGCGGTGGGGGTGACGATGTTCGCGCCGTTCAGAAACTCGGGCCACAGCACCATGATTTCGCGCTGGCCGAAGTTCTCGCGGTAGGTGTTGGCGTCTTCCTTGGTGACGGCACCGTTGGCGTGGACGTAGGCGAAGCCGCGCAGCTGCTGCGCGATGCCGGCGAGTGCGGTGGCCACCGTCAGGGTGTCGAGGCCGGGGCAGGCGAGGATGCGCGGCTTGATGCCGAGCTTGGCCTTGGCGGTGAGCAGCGCCTTCATGCCGGTGTAGGCGCCATCGACGGTGACGGTGCCGACCACGGCGGCATCCTTCGCCGCCTGGTCTGCACCGGTATCCAGCACGCGGACGATCACGCACATGGCGTTACCTTCGGAGGCGATTGCCTCCAGCGTGGGTTTGAGCGTGCCCAGCAAGCCGGCATTGCCGATGGCGGCGTTGATGCTGGTGACCAGCACCGGGGTGTCGAGCGGGAACGCGGCGGCATCGGCGTCGCTGGCGGTGGCGACGATGCCGATGACGGCGGTGGAAATGGTGCGGATCGGGCGGATGCCGTCGGATGCTTCGACGACGCGGACACCGTGGTGGTAATCAACAGGCATGGCGATCTCCTAGAGTGAGTGCTGCGATGATGGCCGCTACTCGCGCGCGGGGGCAGCGGTTAAGGTTGTATTGGCCGCGGATACAGCGCCAGCCCGATGTGCCGGCGCGAGCATCCACAGGTGCTGCGGCGTCACCCGGCGCATGACCTCGGGGCGGAACAGCGGCTCGCCGGCCTGGGCAAATGCCCAGGCGATCAGCTCCGAGCAGAACCAGGCGTCTTCCTCCTGCCAGTTGCGGCGCAGGGCCATCGCCAGCAGTGCCGTGTAGTCGTAGGGCTTCCCCGCCTGGCTGGCGGCGGCCGTGAGCACCGCCTCGGGGTCGCGGCACGGCAGGTCGACCAGCTCAAACGCACTGGAGCGCATCATCACCCGGTCGGTGTCGTTGACCTGCACGCCGCGCGGGGCGAGCGCCTCGATCACGCGATCGCCGTCGACCAGGGCCACGTGCGACCAGCGCGACCAGGTGAATGCGCGTATGGCCAGGCTCAGCGCGTCGCGCGAGTTGGTGAACAGCAGGCTAATCGTGCCCATGACTGTTTTCTTATAGCGGGAGCGATATCACCAGCGTCGCCGCCCACACCACCATTGCCACCACGCCCACGACCAGCGCGCCGATGATCGCGCCGGCCGTGCCGGCGTAGAAGTCGTGCGGGTCGAAGGTGTTGGTCAGGGGGTGCGCTTTGTCGTGGACGTAGTCCTTCCACCAGTTGATGCCGACGCCGGCCAGGACGCCGGCCAGCATGGACAGGACGGCTCCCAGCAAGATCGACCCAGTGATGGCCAGCCAGCCGATCAGGAGAGCGAGGCCAACGGTGACGCTGACCGAATAGCCAAGCAGGCCGTGGGCTTGCTTGTCCAGTGCGATAGCGGGCATTTTCATGCTCAATTGATGGGAGTTTGAGCTGCTACCAAAGCGGCTTCGACTTCGGCAAGTGCCTGCTTGGTCGCTTCGTGAGTGGCCTTCTCAGTGGCAAGTTCAGTCTGCGCGGCTTCCATCGCGGCGATTGCTCCCTGCTCGACAGCGGTGAGAATGTCTCCCAGCGGGAAGCCATCAGCGCCAGCGACCGCCACGGCCTGCGCATCGCCTTCGCGGTTCATAACATCATCGAATGTTTTGACGTGGGCGCCTTTGAGCGCGCCGGTTTGGTGGTCCCACCGGGCCAGAAATTCATACGGGATTTTTGCCATTTTGTTTCTCCTGTGATTTTAAACTTCCGTCAAATATCAATTACACCAGCGGTAACGGTTTTACGGCAGCACCAGCGCCGGCATCTCAGCGATCAGCTCGGCGCCCGTCGGGATCGCCCGCAGCCCAGCCTGAACGTCCGCCATGATCTGGTACGCCGTAGCGTTGCAGGCGTCCATCCAGGTCGCGTAGGCGACACCCTCGTCATGGAACGGGCCAGGGTAGCCGGCGCGCAGCGCGGCGGTGTGGATGCTGTCGTAGTTCCGTTCGCGCGCCTTGGTGTGCAGATGGTTCACCAGCACGCGATCAAGGTTGGCGATGATCTCGTCGGTTGCCAGCGACACCGCCGTCCAGCTGTGTTCGACGCGGTCATCGAAAATCGTCACAACCTGATCGAGCCGTTGCAGGTCTGGGGCGTAGGCCGGCTGGGGCATCTCGACCACCGGGCGCAGGACGGGCAGGCCGTCGATGTGCTTACAATCGGGCGGAATGTCGTAGTCCCGGTATTCGCGGATAGTGCTGTCGTAGATCAGGGCGTGTTTCATATAAATCTCTCCGGTTTGAATGAGGCTACACAGGCGGTCTGTCCGTCGTTCAAGCCGCTACCGTCTTCCATGAGTATCTGTTTCGCCATCAGGTCTTCCGTGGTCAGCATCCCCGCCGTGCAGCCGGCGTTTGTGACTTCGTAACCCGTGTCCAAATAGGTGCAGCTCGCCGCACCAAACTTCGAGAACCATGAGGCTATAGCTATCCCGCCTTTGTAGATGTCCACGTTGCAATCCAGTGGATCGGAGGCATCAACATCGGTATCACTGGAGTCCGCACCGTATGAAACAAATCGTTTTGTGACGGCCCATATGTTCACGCTGGCCTCTCCAGCGCCTGCCGATTTCTTTGCGGTGATTGAACGCGTTCCTTGGAAAACATCGTTGAGCAACCATATAGAGGAGTCACAACGGTATTCATCCAGTCGTTGAGCCAGCAATATCTGCGTGGCGTCGGCGCCATCCACCCTGACATACTGTAAAAGTGCGGTAGTGCTAGCGTTCATGCTGGTGTGGCCCGTGATAATGACAGCCACCGTATCCACGGGCAGGTTGACTAATCCAGAACCTTCCAACGTTCCCGACCACGTTACCCGTCCGGCGTAGGTGAGCTTCAAATCAGCCTCCCCCACGCCAAACCCGATCAGATGGGTCAGATTAAGCATCGGTGGATGTGTCCGTGGTGTAGATGATGACGATGCCGTGCAGGCGAGCGTCGGCGGCGAGAGTGTCGGCGCCATCTGCGGCCGCGCGGTAGGCCTGGAACACCACCCAGTCGTTCGCGGCGGGCGCGCCGGCGACGGCGAGGGCGGCGGTCGCTGCGGATTGCATCAGGTCGCCGGCGGCCGTCACGCCATCGGTGACGGTCTGTGCCACCCCGAAGGCGGCGTCGACCACGTCGTCGTCTGACATCGCGACGGCCTGCAGACCCCACACCACGTCGCCGGTTCCGGATTCGTTGCTCCACACGAAGTAGGCATACAGCACTCCCTCGTTCCAGGATTTGGGCATGCGCACGCTGAACTGCGCGTATTCGGCTGCGGCGGCGTCGAAATTGAGCGTTTTAAGCATTACCTTGTTAACGGCGGTTTCGGCTACTCCGATCGCAGCTCCGCCGGTTGATCGCGGCGTCATCGCGCCGGACGGGATCCATATCGTGTGCTGGCCAACAGATGTCGTTGAAGCGGGGACTTCTGCGGACCACGCCGTCCCGTAGAACACCGGACAAACGACCGCCCCACCTCCGGTGAGTGGGGCACCCCATGCTGGGTTCAGCGCGTCAGTGACATATGCCCGCATACCGGAAGTTCCGGCGGGGAGCGTGGCGACAGTGTAGCCGCCGGATTTGAGGGTGGTGGTTGCGGCTACGCTGCCACCGACGGATAGGCCGCTGTCGTCGAGGATGGCCCTAACAGGTGAGCTCCAAAGGCCTGAAATAAACTTTATCGACTTACCTGCCACGTTCGGGCTAATCAGTAGATTTCCCGTACCGCTAGTCAAAAGCATATCCCCGGCCACGGCGTTGGCAAGCGCACTAGCGAATAGGTTAATTGCAAATCCCCCTCCACCACCACTTGTATTTTGCGCGGAAAATGGTGTCAGAAACCCAGGTTGCGCAGCCGCCACGGCTACGGAGGACGCATTGCTGATCGCGTTCCCGCCCATGTTGATCGGGCCGGACATGGTGCCGCCGGCCTTCATCAGGACGTCTGCCACCGCGGCTTTGAGCGCCAGCGCGTTGGTAATGGTGGTGGCGAAGTTCGGGTCGTTGCCCAGGGCCGTGGCCAGTTCGTTCAGGGTGTCGAGCGCGGCCGGCGAGGAATTGACCAGGGCGGTGATCGCTGCCTGCACGAAGGCGGTGGTGGCAAGCTGCGTGGTGTTGGTGCCGCCTGCGGGCGTGGGCGCGGTTGGCGTGCCAGTCAGCGCGGGGCTGGCCAGCGGAGCCTTGAGCCCCAGCGCGTTGGCGATGGTGGTGGCGAAGTTCGGGTCGTTGCCCAGGGCGGTGGCCAACTCGTTCAGGGTGTCCAGCGCCGCCGGCGAGGAATTGACCAGGGCGGTGATCGCCGTCTGCACAAAGGCGGTGGTGGCAAGACGCGTTGTGTTATTACCGGCCGTTTGTGTAGGCGCGGTCGGATTGCCAGTCAGCGCCGGGCTGGCCAGCGGGGCCAGCAATGCAATCAGGTTCTTCAGGTACAGCGTGCGATTCGCGAGCTGCTTGCCTTGCACGTTGTCCACGCCATCCGGTCCGCCCAGCACGGGGTCGGTAGTTTCCAGCTGGTAAATCTCCGGTTCCCATTGATCAAGTTCTGGCAAAGCGGCCATGTTTTTTCCTTAGTTGATGACGCCGCGCGTGTAGCTGCCGTCGCGCACATGCGCGCCGTTGTGCCGCAGCGCGGCTTCCGAATAGTCCAGGGCGACCAGGTGCACGCAGTTGCGCTTCATGGTGTCGAGCAGCGCACGTAGCTGGACGGATTGGTCGATGGTGATGGGGCGCTGCAGCACGACTCTGTAGGTCGCCCAGCCAGCTGGGCCGCGCCGTGTATGCCAGCCATTGCGCGTGGCCTGGCCATCGTGGCGGATGTAGTCGGCGCGCTCGATCACGATGGCGTCTGGATGCCCCATGATGGCGAGCGCGTGACGGATCGACCATGGCGTGCCCTTGCGCTGGTGCAGCAGGCGCGCGGCGGCGATGGCG